AAGCTGGAATTGATAACGCTCGTTGTACATGGTTATCATGCGAAGCTCTGGTGTGTCAATGCGAAGTCCTTGTAGCATCGCAGTCAGGTATGGCGTGACCATTGAGTTAACTTGTTCAATAGACTTCTCAGCTCGGAGTGTCTTGGACAGGCTATCAATGGTTGGTTTTATCAGAGCCATAGTCAGCACATCCTTGATGTTATATTCATAGAGTTGCTGAAATTCGCTACTTGTGCGCGGATTAAAGCAGCCCTCGTTCTTGTGGTAGGGCTGATCTGTGTAGAGGGAGATGCAATGGCCCAACGACTTCTCAACCTCAGGGAAAAGCCTGTGATGCGACAGCATTGTGTCAAAGACTTTGGTTGGGGCAGGAATACCATAGCGATAAGCAATTACAAACAGGTCAAACAGAGCGTTGTGAATGATAACCGTATTGTCACGCAATGCAATAGCCAATGCTCGTAGGACTTTGTGGGTATTATCGTAGTAGTAGTGGTTTACTTGAAGCATTGGGACACACCAGCCCTTGTCGGGGCCAAAGGAGAAGCCAAAACAGGTCATCTCAAGGTGCTTATTCGTCTCAATGTCGAAGAACATCTCCTGTCCCTTGGTATTTGTCAGCAGATCAATGATCTCCTGCTCCTTGGGGTAGGTGATTAGATCACCGCTCTCAGGTCTTGGCGGTATCTTGAGGTATTGAGCGGCCTTGGCGACATCACGCAAGAACCAGAATCTCCAGTTGCTACGCTTTGTCTTGCCGTGTCGGACTGTCTCGTACTCCATCTCTGTCTCGTTTGACAGGGGATTGAAGTAGGCTTTGCGATCAATCGCATCCTGTGGTGCAAAGGTTGCAATGTATGTCCTGTTATGCGCAACCCAAGGACATCCACGCTGCTCACCAATAGAGGCGTTCTTGAATGTACCCAAGGATTTTTGCCCAAGCAAAAGGATAACCTTTGTGTCAGGTAAAAACCCCTCGCCAAGGGTGTTAAGCAACCTGATGTCGCAAGCTTGGCGAGGGATTCCCAATGCACCTTGAAAAAGATGACCGGCGTAACCAGAGATAAGTTCGCAATTATCGAACCTACTTTGATTTTCAAGTATTACGGTTAGTCCGCTGTACTTCAGCGTTGGTTTGTGCCGCATTGAGTGCCTGTTCTTTTAGTTTATCACGCATTGTCTTACCATCCTTCTCATCCTTCATATAGTCTTGAAGCATCAAGATTATATCGTGGACTCCAGACATATAACCGTCAGCTAAAGCCTCGGCAGTCTTCTCCATAGTTAAGATGCGCAACCGCTCAAGCGGTTGCGCAGTCTCAGGTTGCTTGTCGCAAACCTCATCAATTATTGATTGTATCTCTTTCATAAAAAAGAAGGCTGGTCACAGGGAGAATGCAAAAAACAACCCCGCACAAAAAACTGGAAACCAGTTTACCCAGCCTTGGTTGATTATTGAACTACGATGTCCATTTCGGGCGCAGCAGATACAAGGGAGCCGATAGAATAGCCGTTGAAGGTGACAGGATCACCTGTCGCAGGGTCAAGCATAGCTTCACCTTCTGCATTCTTCTTGGTTATCTTCTCGGTCTTGATTGTGGCATAAGCAGCCTTGCCTTTGTAAAGGTCTGCATCAGTCTCAACCGTACCCCAAGGATCATTCTCGTCAGAGCAATTGATCTCAGCGGGGAGGTTTAAGGTACGATGCACACGCTTTATGCGTGGGGCAGACTTCTCCATGAACACCAAGTATTCGCGGAATTGCAAACCAGCAATCCGCACAGTTCCCAAGTCAGCATCTTCGATGGACTCAGGTGCAACGATTTCCCATGACAAGACAACCATTGGGTTGCCAGCTTGGGATGTTTTAGACTCCGCATCAGCAACGCGGATTGTGTATGTGTTTGACGGCAAGAACGGTCGAGCGTTCTCAGTCACTTCGTTTAGGTTTATAGTAGGCATATGTTTTTGTTTATCCTTGCTTCGTGCAAGAAATTCTAGGCATAGTATTTTTCTAAGCTTGTGATGACTGTGTTTAGATCGTTGGGTATGTAGAGGTCTTTGAACAAACCAAGCGGAGTCTTTGCGGAGGTTATTCCATCAGAATTTGTTTGGAAACAGTATTCGATGTTGTCCTTCTCACGCCTGACTTCGGTGAACAAGACAAGGAGTAGCTCCTTCTCAATGCACCCCTCATGAACTTTACCCTGCACCTTAATGCGGCGCGTGTTATATTCGCCGCCAGTTGGTTGCATGATCTTAACAATCTCGTCGATGGCCGTGATAACGACTGTGGCCTTCTCATTCTTGAGGCTCTCCAATGTTTTGCGGATAGCCTTGTTGTAGTACGACCACACATCGTAGCCCTTGTACATTTTCTGAGCTGTCTCAATGAGAATCTCACAATACTTTGTGAAGGACTCAATGACAACAATCTCAGCATTCTGCAAGGCAGTAGCAATCGCCTTGTCAATGTCAGGCAGCGTGTTGGCTGTGATGATTTGGAAGTTTTTAGCTTCCCTAAACGGTAAACCTTTCCGCTCAAGATCAATGATGATTGTCTTGTCAATGGGAAGATTCCGCAACGATGTTGACTTACCAGAACCGCTGGAGCCAACTATTCCTATTAGTGGTTTATTCATTTTTCAGTTTCTCCTTCAATACCGTAAGGTAATGAAATTGGTCAATAGTCTCCTCGATGGCAGCGTCAATGAGTTGTGTGGCGGTCATGCGCCACATTCCTTTGTCGCCTTTTGGGTTGTGTTCAAGTGAACCAACATCGAATTTCTTGGGTGCTTCGCGCACAAAGTTTGCGAGAGCGAGTCGTTTAATTTCTGGATCGGTCATGTTTGGAATTTCAGGGGATCGTATAGTTTAGTGTAGTAGTCGTTGTCAATGACGGCTTCAAAGTGTTCACCGGCATTGCAGATGTTTGTGAACCGGCACATACCAAACTTTGTCTCACAACAATTGAAGTTGGGAAGGAATGGGATGCTGTCGGTAAGTAGTCCTTTCTCAAGTTGATCGGTGAAGTTTATGACGGTGTTGGTCAAGTGTTCCTCAAACTTCTCCATTCTGTCAGGAGAGAAGTCGAGGATTGCACTTCGTTGGAACTTGTTCTTACCCGTCCGCGACAAGAAGATGCCGTTAATGATGGCTTGATAGTTGCGGTCAGGGAACAGCTTGCGTAAGACCATCGTGTAGGCCATCAGTTGCGTAGACATTCTGTAAGTGTCTAGGTAACGATCAACGCCTGTGATTGCCGTGGACTTGTGGTCGCAAAGGATGCTTTGGCCGAAGTAAGTCCCAATGAAGTCTATTGTCCCACACAAAAGAACGTCGATTGTGTCGTTTGAATAGAAAGGGAAGGCGAACTTCATCTCAAGCAGCGGCTCCCCCATGTGCCTCTCAACAACAAGACCATCAACATCAGAGTAGTTGTCGAAGTATTGCGTTAGACAGGTTGCAAGATGACCGGCGGTACGCCAGTCGGAGTCAGGAACGATTATCTGTGGGTTTGAGTAGTGTTCCAAAGCCATGTTCATTGATTCGGTCTTGTCTCCCGTACCATAGTAGTGTTCCAAGGCTTTGTGATAGGCTGTGCCGTATTCCATCTTGTGATTCATGTGGTTATTCCGTAGACCACGAACCGTGGTAAAGAAGAACCTGAGATCGCAAGTGGATTCACGGTATGATGAGGCATCTATTCTCAAGATGTACCTGTCTTCGGTTTTTTCAAGTAGATTTTTCAAGGTTAATTTTGCGGCCCCGCCGCTTCTTTACTAGGATTAACTCGTCTGGTTCTGCTGTGCGTGAGATTTTAAGGTATGGTTCCATGTGCGTAAGCAACTCGGAATCTGTCATCTCCTCCAGCTTATCAACTGAAACATCCAGTAGTTGTTCGATTGTCATGTTTTTATATCCATCGCTGCAATGAAGATGCAGCCAAAGAAGACGATGAACCAAGCAAGGCTGAAGAGGTCGTAGAGAATACCAGCTATCATTTCATCACCCTCACTTTCGATTCAGTAACCTCAACTTCAGAGTCGGAGTCTACAAGATTATAAACCCACTCCTTGTCATCGGGATTAACGGCAACGCTCCGCTCAAACAACTCGGAATCCTTGGCAGTCTTGTACCATGTTTCCAAATCATTCTTCCAGCGGATGCTATCGTTGAATTCATACTCAAGTTCGCGGAGAGTCATGCGGTTTTTAACTACGTCTTTGAAGTAGGCAAGGATTCCATTGTCCAGCTTGCGAAAGGCAATGCGAGAGCGGAGGATCACATACTTGTTATCATCGAAGTTATCAATGATGAACTTAAAGCCGTCGTTGAACTTGACATAGAGGGTGTTTGGCGTGAAGCCGGTCTCTTGCGATGAGATGTAGACATCTTTGCCGGTCTCAAGCAGACGATCAAGGATTGGTTGAACTTGCTTCGCCGCATTAGGCGAGTAGCTTGATCTGTTTATGCCAGAGTTTTCGCTTTGCATTGTTCCATCAATTCTTTTGCTTGCTCAAGATCACCCTTAGCCACAGCAGCCTGAGACATCATGAATAACTTTCGCGCAGACAGACCGCGAATTGTGGGATGCCAGTTCTTACAATCTTCAGCAGAGAAGACACAACCATCTGGATGCTCACGATATAATTCATCCTTGTAACGCTCAAGCTGAGACGTTGGCAAGTTCTTGGGTAGACTGTTTTTGACCTTGGTTCGCAAGCGCGATTGAATCTGTTGATTCAGCAGGGCAAGGACAGTCGCCTCGGTGTAGGATTCAACTGCCTCAGACAGCTTCTCAAAGACAGGAACAAAGAACTTAAGCCCTTTGAAATCCCCGTCAACGTATTTTTCTTGTTTATGTTGCATAATCTAGGTTAAAAGGTTAACCTGCTGATATGTTAGCAGGAACTATGCCAACTTTTTTCGGTCGGGTAATACTAATAGATGATAAATTCACCCAATAACTCGTACCGTGCCATGATACCTTGTACCTCTCTGTAGTTCCCGTCGAGTGGTGTTAGCTTTAGGATTTTAGTGGCCATGTCTTGCGCCTTCTTCCTCTCAATATCGTGAATCTTGTGGATATATAGGGCAAGATCATTGGGTCGCTCTCTTATTGGCGTAGTTCTTATGATAAAAACCGTGAGACGATGGTAGAGGTCTAGTCTAAAATCGCCAGACTTGACCATCTCCTTGAGATCACGGTTAGTTGAGCAGACTATTCGACAAGTTGCCGTGCTGAGTTTAGCCGCTCCCACCTTGCGAAACAGTTTGTATTGGATAAATCGCAATAGTTTCGGTTGTAAAGTAAGTTTGAGTTCCCCAATCTCATCAAGAAACAGCGTTCCTTGAGCGGCTAACTGGACAAGGCCGGAGGTGTCACGAGTTGCTCCTGTGAAAGCCCCTTGTTTGTGGCCGTAGAGGAGTGACTCAAAGAGGTCTTCTTGTAAGGTGGTGACGTTAATGGGTACAAAATTATTGCCGCGTAGGGCTTCTTGGCTGGATGTAGGGTGACGATCCCCGTGTAGGAGTTCAGCGAAGTGTTCCTTCCCTGTGCCAGACTCCCCCGTTATGAGAACAGGAGAGTCTTGGCTTGCTAGGACTTGAGCAAACCTTATTTGCTCAAGCATATACGGGTCTTCAGTCAGCATCTTGCCAATCTTCGACATCAACCCAGTCTACTTTTAGTAGTGTCTTCCAATCCCACCCACTTGGATGATCGTCAAAGGACGAGTATTCAAAGGTGAGTTCGATTGTTATTGTCTTGGTCTTCTCGTCATCAACGGGTGGATGTTCGTTCTCCCGCTGGCTCCATGCGTCTATCATTTGGTGAGGTGTTTGAGGACTTGACGGCTCGTGCGCTGGACTTGCTCAAACTTATCCTCGGCAAGTGGCGTGAGGTATTGAGTGACTGCGTTGTAGAGGTTGTAGGTGCTGCGACTCCTGTCTAGGTCGTAGGTTGGCTTGTCCCATATCTTCTTGATCTCCTCGGCGTGTTTCTTGGCGATCACCTTGTTCTTGACCATTGATTCAACCATCTCAACGCCTTCACGCTGGGTGATTGGGGTGTTGGACATTGACTTGAAAAACTCAACGGAGGCAGTCCATTGCAGTTTGCTCTGCTCAATTGTCTCCGATAGGAAGCTGAGGTCAAGCTCCTCGTCACGACTTCTGTGTTGTCGGGTGACGTGATTGTCTTTGGCCATCACAACCATCCCATTTGTGCAGATGATTCGGAGAAGACCAGCAGCTAGGTCTACCCCACAAGAACCGTCGTAGGAGTTCTTGAGGAGTAAACGAAAGCCCACATCATCACCAGCTTGTATCTGCTTGCGTTGATCGTTGAAGTCGTAGACGGCGTAGAGACGGCGGCCACCTTTGATTGAGTACAGCTTTCGCCTGTAGTCTCCGAAATCAAGGCAGGATTGAACAGCGTCAAGGGCATCTTGATGATGGACGATCTTGTACTTGTCCGAAGTGATGGCGAGGCACTCGCCTGTGTCTGCACGAAAATTACCAGAATAGCCTTCGATCAGCCGTCCAGTTTTATCGTACACCTTTTGTTGTTTTACTCTATAGTTCATTGATTTTTATTAGTGCTTGTTCTATTAGTGTTTCGTCTTCTGTGTTTAGTTCATCACCCAGTTGTACAAAGAAAAGTTGTCTTCCAGTATCACATTGTGTGCAAGTACCGATTGCCAACAGTTTCAGATTACGATGGATGATAAGTGGTCTGACAAACTCGGAGAGAAGTCCATCTCGCTGAGTTTCCCAAAAGTAGCTGTGCATTACCACGGGTACGGACAATGTAGCGATTGGTTATGCTGCTGGTTTACAACCGGCGCACATAATGCAGCGATTGGTAACGATGCTGGTTTACTACTGGTCATCATAATGCAGCGATTGGCTACCACCATGAGTTGTAGAATATCTGCCAGCCATCCCGCATGAGTTGCTTCGCTGATTGGCAGAATTGTTTGTCCTTCTCATACACAAACTCAAAGTAGTGGTTCATGTCCTCATAGGAGTCTTGACCAAAGAAGAATCCAGCAGTCTCAGGGAGGTTGCCACACTTTATGGTCTCTTCAAGGGTGATGATGTCTTCAAGTGTTAGGTCGATTGGCACAAAATTGAACTCTTCTGTGCCGCCCTGTCGATTGTAGACTGACTCTGCCCAGCCTTGTAGCCTGTTGTGCTTGCGCCAACAGGCTATCTCTCGGACAACCTGAGTAGGATGTCCAAGGATGTTTACTGTCTTGTGGGCAATGGCCCATTGATCTAGTCCCATTTTAGTAGTCGTATTTTATGGAGTTATCGTCTGGTGGGAGTACCGTCATTGGGGGAACCCAACAATGCACTTTGTACTCTCGTTGATATTTGTGGTATTGTGGGTTAGCCCGATTAAGTGCAAGTAATTCTTTGCGTTGTCGGTCTGAGAGTTTATCATGTGCCGTGAAATAGTTTGTCATTTTTGAAACCTTTTCATGAATTTTGTTAGTGATTGACCAGATGCCTTGTATTCGCGGAGCGTCTTGATCTCCCAAGGTGTTGTCGCATCCCAATCTCCACGCAAGACTCGCAAGATTATATTCTTGGTCAGTTTTTGGTTGGTGTCTGCTACATCGAATTCCATGTTTGGGAATTCTCCTAGATTATTGTCTGAATTTCTTTGATCTCTCATTTTGTGTGGTAGTTTAGTTGTTCAAGTATATCTGGCAAACTCCAAATTAAGTTTATGAGTTTGAGGTTCAGATAGTCCCATGTTCTCCAGTAAGTACCAGCTTCGGGCATCTATTGGCACATCGTATTTGTGACCGGGGAGGTAACAGGTTACGAATTGCTCATGCTTGTGCTGGTAAAATCGGAGATTGCTGTTCATCTCGGAGAGCAGGGTGTTTAGGCGTTCGCGAGTTGTCATTGTAGCCCAACCCGCCAAGGATAGGTAGGTTTTATCGCCTCGCTTTCGGGCAATGACATTGCCGTGCAAGTAAAGTTCAGTTATTTCGCCAGCTATTGTGGGAAATGACCTAACCATTGTGTTGTCTCTACTGAATTTGCGCTCGTTGATAAAGGCACGAGCTGCGTCTTTGCTTATTTTTCTCATTTGTCTGTTATTTCTCTTGATTCGACTGTTATGTTAGTAGGTTCTTGATATGTACCGTCCATTTTCCCGTCTGTCGCTATTAAACCTGTGCGATTGTGACGTTCTCTAACACTTTTGTTGCCTCTTATCATACCGCGTGGGCCTTTGACCGTGCGCCGCTTTTGTGTCGGTTGTGTGTGCTTGCGTCTTCGTTGTTTCGGTTTTTGTTTCATACTATTGTCCAGTTGTAACCATCCCAAGACCTGTGCTGTGAGTCTCTTGAGAGACGTCGCTTGGGCAGATTTGTTTTGTACTCGTGATCTAGTGCGTTGCTTGTGTCTCCTTCTAGTAAGAAGTTTTTTACCATGTTTCGATATTCTTTCAACCAATTCAAGTCTCTTTGTGCTTCAAGAAGCCTTTGTTTCTCTAGGCGTGTCAGGTGTTCTTGATTCCGCACTCGTTGGTGGGTGTGCCATTGATTGTTCCATTGAGTCACTCGCTGGCCTCCAATTGTGCGCCGTTGATCGGTGAGTAGGCGAGGTCGCCCTCAACGAAGATGAGTCCTTGACCGCGCTGCTCTGGTTCGTCGGTTACATTGTAGGTCTTGAGATCATTTGTCCCTTGGTCGCCATAGAAGTTGTAGCCGTCATCACTATACCAACTGTGAGAGTTGTCATCCGTGCCAAATGGCATGATGGTCTGCTTGGGGTCAAGCGTGTTCTCTGCGTAGATTGTGGCACGACAGTAGTCGAAGAGCGATTCATCACACTCAAAGACGCGAGGTCTTGTGAATCCACCACGCGCATCAGCTCCGTTGTGTATCTGGATTATTGCGTAGTCTATGGAGTCGTGTGAGAACTGGTTAAAAACTATGTCTTGCGAAAGCAACGATTGATCGTTGTAAGTGTAGCCGCCCATTGGCGTTGTGTCGTACATTGACTCACGGCCTCTTGTGAAGCTCTCAATGCACCTGTCCCAGTACAGGTCTGCTTGTGGTTTGCGCTTGCAGAACCATTGGAAGATGTCGTCAACTCGTTCGGAGTAGTCTAGTCGGTCTGTGAGCCAATGATAAATGTTGTGGGTTATCATAACGTCTAGTGTTGACTTACCTTGATAAGTAGATATTGAGAACTCGCTTGTTGTGCTTGGCTCAGACTCAAAGTCTCGGTCTTGATTACGTTGCCAATGCCTACCGCTTGTGCCTCCGCTATCTAACATATGGCAACCCGTGTTCTCGGTTAGCATCTTGATTATTATTTGATTTGTGTTCATGGTAAAAAGGGGGAGGTTGCCCTCCCCCAATGATTTAGGCGTTCAAGGCTGCAAACTCTTGATCGAGCTTGGCAATCTCGGCGTTTATTGTTTCAAGGGCTTTTCCCTTTGCGGTTTTTGCTTCGGTTTCAAGCTTTCGGCATTGCGTGAATATCTCATTCATGCGTTTACCCTTGTCCTCTGATGCAGCAAGTTTGGCCTCAACTTTGGCTTTGCTGTCACCGCTTGCGCGGACTTTGAAAGCGGAACCGTCACCAAGTGAAGTGACGATTGCTTCAAGCTTTTCGGTTGGCGTGAGGTTGTCCAAGCGCACGCCGTCCTGTGATGTTCTTTGGAGGGTCTTGAACTTGCCGTTGTTGAGCCGGTAGCCGATTGCGTCACGCTGCCACATTTCAGGATCAACGGTCAGAAGGTCGGCCTTTGACAATGCACCAAGCCAATCTTGAAAGTCGGTCAAGTCAAGGTTTGACTCTTTGCCAGACTCAAAGGCCCAATACTGGAACTTGCAAGGCTTGCCCTCAATATCTTTGCCTCGCCCGTCACAAAGGACTAGCTCTAACTCGTGGGCCGGATTGCCCTCACCATCGAGCAACGCAACACGCGCCCGATTGTCTTCGTTTGTTAGGATTTTGGTTTTCATTTTGTCGTGACCGTGGCCACGCAAAGATAATGAGCGGAGGCGGGGAGGTTGTCAACATTTAATTTGTGGATATAAAACTTTTTAAAAACTGTAATCATTGATCAGAAGTTGGTTGTGTTGATCCGATGATTTATATATCAACATCATCTTTTGCACCCCGTGTCCCTTGGAATATATATAAATATATGTCTATTTTTTTCTCACTCTGTCACCCTGTAAAGTCTCGATGTTGATGTTGATATATAAATCATCTTATCAACCCTTTGGGCTTTGCCCTCTTTATTTATAATTACTAAAAACGTTGATAATCTGGCGAAAGTTGGTTGGGTATAGAAAAGCTCCCCTCAGCTTTCGCCAAGGGGAGTTGTGTTCCCCACTCTATACGTCGATGCTGATTGAACAGCCTTCGACAACGTTCTCGGCCTCCTCGGTTGCGATTGTGCGGATGCGCTCCTCGCTGAACACCTCAGCCTCGTCAGCCTCACCTTTGCCGTCGATGATTGCATCGAACTTTTCGTCGATTACTTTCATCATGTTGCGCTCGATTATCTCAAAGGCTTCTATCATTGCCTCTGCCAGTATTCGTTTTTGATCTTCATTCATAACAGTTGCCATTGTGGCAGGGATTAGTGTGGCAGAGTGTCAACCATTGCACAAGTTAAAACATCACTTAACTTTTGGACCTCACGGTTAGTTTCGATACAATTAAGTGTAAACTATAATTGAAGGCCAGGAGAATAACTTTTATTGATGACAGTTTACAATGTAAGTTGTAATTTGTCGTGCTGATCGAGACCGACCGAAGAGGAGCGAGGAACGAAGCTCCTTCGGTCGGTACTAACTAATACTCCGTAGGAGAAGAGGAAACAATTAGTTAGTTACATCATTAGATTTTTTTGGCTTGAAGAAAAGGGGAGCAGCCGAAGCCACTCCCCCCTGTTATGAAGCCCCGCAAGCGGGGAAATTATAAATGTCGCTGCTGTCTGGAACCATCACATCCAGATTGACAGGCCGGTCTTGAGTATCCCCGACCTCTCGCTATCCTTTACCAAAAGACGCGCCTTCTAGTAAAAGAATTGAGTCCATGCATAGACTCTAAAGGCTACAGTTTGCCAGCAACGGCAAAGCCAGAGTATCATCCATGCAATAACTGTCAACATAAAAAAGTAAAAATAAATGGTTGACAATATACTGGTTTGTGGTAACTTGGTCTTGCCTTCGGGCATGTTATGAAAAAAGTAATCGATACATTATTGGACAAGCTTGCAAAACAAGCTGGTGAAGTTGCAACTGGTGAAGTTGCGTTGGCCAAGGAAAAAGAGGAGTCAGCGCAATTCTACAAGTGGTGGCAAGATGAGGTTGCTATCACCAAGCAACTGAAAGCGGATGTGGCTGACTTGGAAGTCAAGCTTACCCTAACACCAGCCGAGCGCATAGTGGCTGATGCCAAGGAAGAGATTGATGAGATACTAAAGAATGAAGATTCTTGACAAGTACTGTCACGCCTTTTGGCTGGTGGCTTGGTTCACAATCGTAGCACTACTGGCACTCACTTGAGTGCCAGTTTTTTTTGTGTCCAGATGGGAGGGGGGAATGAAGGGGAGGGGGCCAGAAGTCGAGCTGTAACAGAACTATGCACATCTCTGAAAAAATGACCTCAAAAAACCTTAACTTTTATTCTACAATGTTAAAAGTTGGCACACTTCCAGCTTTAATCCGGCTTATGTCTGCGAGAGCAATTCAGATTTGTGAACAAACACCCTTGATTCAGTACGCAATCCATGTTAATCCAAAGGTATGGGAGCGACTAAAGTAGCTGAAGGCCCACTTATCAAGCACGTTCCCGGCGGTTATGCTGAGTGGCGTGCCAAGGAATCTGGTCTACCGCCCGCTCGTCTCCACTCGTCTGAGGGTGAGTGGTGGGGCAAGCTTGTCGGCCCAACCGACACACTAGACGTAGATGCGGGCCTCGGTGGCACGGGTGGAGATAGTGGAGATGGGGGAGATGGTGGTGGCATAGTCTCACCAGACCCAAACTTCATACAACCAGAACCAATTGAGCCAATCCACATAGAACCTGAAGTTGATTCAGGTAGTTTAAAAACAGACTACACACCAACAGATTGGAGTACCGACTTTGAGTTGCCAGAAGGTCACGGTTGGGGTACACCTGACGCTACTCTTCCGTATGGAGGGGGTCTTGACGCAGGAGACACAACAGGACGAACTTACCGCGAGCGTGATTTTAGATTCTACGACTATCCCGGCGTGACCGATCCCCCAATGATTGGCCCTCAATTACCGGCAAAACTTGACGATAGAACTTTAGGAACTGGCCTTCAAGACCCTATTGTTATAAGACACCCAAAACCGCTCACCGGAGAAACAATCCAAAATATCACAGGAAAACCAAGTCTTGGTGATGAAAAA